TAACCTTTGTAGTTCTTTCGTGTGAGAACCACAATTTCATAGCCAGGATTCCACTGTTCCCAGGAACGCTGACAGCGAGTGGCTTCTTCCGATGGTCTATCGAGGAAGGTCCATATCTTTCGAGGTATCCGATTGTAGGTTGTTTTGTCCATATAGACGATGGCACATACGATGAGGACAATCGTGGTAATGATTATCATGGCTGTGCGGTCATGTTGCATGTACGACATGCTCTACTTTTGACTGTGATGTTTTGACTCTGACCTAAACATCATAATCTACTAGGTAACAATGAGTCGCAAAGTGGCACCTGAAATTTGCCCCAGTTGTGCAGTGGACCCTGAGGGTCATTCCTTTAAAAAGCTCAAAGAGAAGAACGGTGTCACACTGTTTTATACTCGACCTGGTGTCGCCACATTATATAAGGATAAGGAGGGCATTCTGTCCCATGTGGATAACGTATTGGCCACCCTGGGAGGTAAGAAGTGGATTTGCATTATCGATGGAGAAGGATTTGACATTCGCCATGCAACGGAACTGTCGACGGGTCACGGATTATATGACTTGTTTACCAAAAAGTATGGTGCATCCCTCGTGGAGCTCAAACTCATCAATCCGACATGGCATATTCATGGTGTGGTTAACGCAGCGAAGTCATGGGCGTCTCAGGAGTTTGTAGAGAAGTTGACGGTGTTGGATGACAGACAGTATAGCGTGGTGCAGTTCATCTAGGCACTTTTTGGGAAAAAGTGCCCAAAAAGCGGTAGCCGAAGGTTGTTTAAGAAAAGTCTGCAAAAATGCGGCAAAGCTGCCGATTTTATAAATAGACAGCATAATCGCAGTACAATCGCAGTACAATCGCAGTACAATCGCAGTACAATCGCAGTACAAACTCTACTAAAAATACAGTATTACTATACAGTATACTAGTAGAAAATTTTAAATTGCATCTGGCTTTTTGGGCACTTTTTAGATACAACAGGCTTTTTGGGCACTTTTTCTTAAAAAGTGCTAATAGGTATGTTCCGATATAACTCCGTGCAAACTCATTCGGATCTCAAACATGGCAAAGAGTGCACCACCATAAAGCGTGTGGTCATTCATGGCACATCGGGCTATAAACTGGTTAGCATTCGAACAGCAGGGAAAACCAAGAAGTCCAAGAAACGATTAACTCGAAAAGAAGTACAGTGCATTCGCAAGTGCCAGTTTGTCCCAGGGTTGTTTAAGGACTGTCACGACTGTATTTCGAATCTCTAGTGGTGCACGGTATCTACTACAGTGGATGCTGCTACAGCATCTGTTAGAGCCTGTGGCTCTTGCATCACGAGTCCCATCTTGGCATTTATACTCTCCAGGGCGGTCTGTGCATTATATTGAACCAGCGGTGTTACGGTTTGTCCATACACATACGAGAGTACACCCGCTTTCATGGTCACCAGATAGCCACCTGTGCCCATTTGAAAGGGGCGTCTCAGTGTATTCAAGAAATTATAGGGTCCTCTCGTGTTCTGTGGGTCATTCCAGGCCGGCAATACGTAATCACTGAGCCCCACGGTCACTGTCCCCACTTTCACAGGTACAATGTAGCCCTGGACAGGGTCACAGGCTTCGGCGGGCACCAGCGTACTATTGGACACTTGCCACCACACATTAACATTAGGATTCACCAACATTTCAAAGATTTCATGGGCAAATGCCTGTGCCACCGTAGGAACACTCGAAGTGCCCCCCAGTAGGATAGCACCGCCATATTGTAACACGGTCTTGACAAAGATGTTGCCATAGGGGATGTTTCCACTCTCGGTGTGAAAGGCCAGTGCGCCAGGCGAGGTACTGGTGTCGAGAAACACACAGTAGAGGCCATTGGTGCCAGGTCGAGTATTGGCGGGGGCGGCGATGCAGCTGTATGGTTTTAAAGACCAGGCAGTACAGAACGCGGGAAGCATGGTATTCAGGGCGTTAATCATGAGGAACATGTCTGAATTCTTGAGGACGGTGCTTTGGTTGAAACAGTAGACGGTGGTCATTTCTAGGGAGGGGTGGGATTTTTTATAATAAAGGAGCTTAAAGAAGGTCTGAGATGAATGGGTGTGGGGGAAACCCACGGGATACATGGGTGGCGAAATCGAAGCCGCGATCGCCTTAAGAGCGATTGGAGAAATCCGTGTCGGTTCAAGTCCGACCCTATGTATATTACTTAGAGGTGCAATAACAACTCTAAGTAACCGATAAAATCGGTTACAGTATGCCTTTATAGCTCAGACTGGTTAGAGCAATGCTTTTGTAAAGCATAGGTCACAGGTTCGACTCCTGTTGAAGGCAATAGTTATGTAGAACATTATATTAATTTTCTAACTAGCTATAGCATATAAGATATACGAATGATTTGCATACGATATACGGTTGATACAGTAGAAACCATGTGTGTCCGGTTTGAATGCAACCTCCGAAATCTGGCGGTGAGTTGTTATGGTAGAGATGTATTTTAAATAAGAACATCTAGTATATAGATACAATGGAAAATGAAGGCTATCCTCCTTCTAATAATGAAGATGAGCTTAATTTTTTCAATGCAAATATACAACCCTATGAAATTGACATGTATAAAGTGAATCTATATGAAGCAACAATCCACAAAATAGACACGATACTAGGATATGAACTAGACGCAAAGGTATTAGATGAGATGTACCAAATAGAAGAAAATAAATTGCCATACAACCAAGGAAAAAAATTATCAAAGGCAGAACTGGAGGACAAACTAGAACAAAGAGCTACGATACTGGCAGAGATTATTTTATCAAACATAAGAAAAAATAAAAATAGATTTTTTCCTAGAGGTGGATCTAGATCATATAAGCGCAATAAACAACATAACACACGTAAATCACGTAAATCACGTAAACACCGTAAATCACGTCGAAATTCAAAACACTAGAAAAGAGCTTAAAGATATACCTATATCGTAGGGTGTGGAGAAATACCACGCGCATGCCTAAAAAGCTCATGTGGATGAGCAACCGCTTTGTAAGCGGTAGGCAGTAGGTTCGAATCCTGCTTTAGGCATAGTTAATTAGAACATTATCTTAATTTTCTAATTAATATCAACTACATAGATGAGTAGACCTAGAGTTCCATCCGCTCCAAAAGGATCCAATATTGCCCCGTGGAAAAGAGCGAATTCATATTTAAATAACACACGAGTAAAAATGGCAAAACACATACAAAGCCCTCATCATCAAACGGAGAAACAGCGTAAGAATCTGGGGCACGCACTGGTGGATGCACTGATACAGTATCAAGATGACATAGAATACAATCCCACTGACTCTTTTTTAAAGAATTATGAAAAAGGCAGTCGAAAAAAAATAGAAAAATGCAACAATATTTTACACCTTTGGACATTTAAAACGCCGATTTTTATGACACCATAAAAATATTATTAATAAACACATCTATTGTAATTTGCAAAAGAGCCTAAAGAGAACATCCGACTACTATCACATGGCGAGGGCTCTCGACCCTTGTCATCAAGATAGTCTTCTGGCAAAATTGGATACTGCGTTTACCTTCTAAGTAAAAGATTGTGGGTTCGAGTCCCACGAGGACTATTGTTATCTAGAGCTAGCCCCTCTATCTCTAGATAATACTTTGAATACGTTACACCAACGCTTTAAACCAACATAAAGCACCTCAAAGACCTACAACTACCATGCCGTGTAACTGTGGCAGAAATAAAAATGGCGCAGCCGCCGTGCTGCCAGACCAAGCCATCACCCTCTCTGAAACCCAATGGGGTCCAATGCTCTGGCTGTATCTTCACTGTCTGGCGGAAAAAATTGGACAATCAGGCAATCGTATCGTGGATACGGACCAAGCCAATTACATGGAAACACTGTTGACCATGCTACCCCTAGTACTACCGTGCAAAGACTGTCAGGCCCATGCCGCTGCCTACATTGCAGCCCATCCTGTTCCCACCTTGAGGGGGCTGTATGCGACAGACCTACAGGCCGCGGTTCGACAGTGGCTGTTCGAATTTCATAACCGAGTGCGCGAAGACAATCATCAATCCATCTTGATTGCAACGGTGGCCGACTGTCAAGCCCACTATGCACAGTGTATCATATCAAAAGCCGATTATCAATTCATTATACAAAGTGTGACGGCGGCCATTCGACAGGGGTGGGTGCGGATTGACCATTGGCGCAAATGGTACAGCAACTCGGAGCGACTGCGGATTTTGACAGGCAATGTTGTGCTTTTTTAGAAAAAGCACGCAAAAAGCGGCAGCGATGCTGCCACCAAAGTTTTATATTTTTGAAGTATTATGTTATTTCAAAAATATCAAAAATATAAGATAGATTTATTACGTATCTGTGTTCGGATACGGTGGCAGCATCGCTGCCTCTTTTTATGCACTTTTTAAGAAAAAGTGCGAATGGACCACGTCGAATTCACGTACCCATCCACGAGCACCGCCACGGTCTGCGCCCCTGTATGCGCAGTCATGGTATGAATTCCACCATACAGCCTCGACATACCTGCACTTAACGCCACGTCATCCCACGTTTGAAAAGAGAGTGTGACAGGGGCGGCAGGAACCACACCAGGTTGAACCAAGGAGCTACCCGCGAGAATCACAAAGTCACCATAGGGCTGCTGCATGGTCGACGCCATCGAGGGAAACAGCGGAGCCATCCACTGCAGATTGTCATACGACACCACGTTTTTGGTAATCGTACTACCAAACCACTTGGTCATGGTCAAGGCAAAGCATTTGGCAAAGCAACTGTGACCCGAGGTGAAATCAGGAAACGGAGGGGTGACAAAATTGGCGCGCTGGTAGGGAACCCATTGTGCGCCGTCAACGGTGGCGCTAGACCATGATGCAACCTGTTGTCCTGCATAGCGACGGCGTATTTCCTGAATAGGTCGGTCCTGCATGTAGAGCGCCTTAATGCCCCATGTTACACGCCCCGCTTCAAACATATGAATCGACAAATCTAGCAGGGAATAGAGAAGTGTTGAGCAGTTCACGCCCACGGCTCGCATGTATTCCTTCCAGAGCCAGACCGTCATCAGCGGCGGCGAAATGCTGCCCACGGCAGAGCCCGCCCAGAATTCCGCCTGTATCTTTTGGACATCCGTCAGGGCTGCCGTCATGACCAACACACTGTCAATCTCGGCATTACGGTCCGCTCCCGTAGCAGGAACAACCGATGCCTGGATGTCCATTTCATCCTGGGCTAATAAGCAGGTTGATGCGACGTTGTCCCAGGTATACGTCAGATAGCCCTGTTTTCTCCCTTGAACGGTCAAGCGGGTCCATTGTTGCGGTTGAGGAAACTCCATGATAGCATTAACCGTGACCCCATCCACGATGATGGTTTCAGCCCAGTTGGCCGACCCCGTCGGCAGGGTGGTAATGGCGGCGGCTGCGCCATCCGCTTGACGCGAGGTCAGCCAGGTCTGCCATCGTAAAAGCCAGGCCGACCATTGCCCTACGGCCTGAACACGGGCAATGGCCTCGGCACTACAGTTGTAGATAGAGACATAGGGGCCAGGGACGATTAAAGGAGTTACATGGTCTACCACGCTGCAAATAAACAGAATGGCATCACAATCGGACAGCGGCACAGCCGCTTTACTATCCCAGTTCCACTGGTCATGGATACCTGATACATGGCTATCGGCCGTGATCCAGTTCCATGCCTGGACGATAGAGGCCACCCACAAATACATGATGCGTGAAATAATGGTAGGGCCCACATTCAGTCCTTGGGCATAGTTCATGACATAATCCAGTCCCGCATTTATGATGTAGAGCAGGGACGGACTGACATCGACGGGTGGAATGGGTGCACCTGAGAGAATGACGGGCAGGTCCGAGGGTGGGGCCACGAACGAGGGGGTACTGACCGCCGCCCCTGGACCGAAGGCATTGATTGCTGTCACCGTAAAAGTGTAGGGCTGCATTTCTTGCAAGTGGGTAAAGCGGTAACTGGTGGAGGTGGTTAACACGGAAGGTAGTGCCGCGCCGTGGAGATAAGGGGTGACGGTATAAGTAAAGGGGCCTGGACCTAATATGGGTGCCACCCATGACACCAGAATCGACCCCACCGTAAATGTAATGCCAGAGACCAGACCAGGCAATAATGCAGGATTAAACGGCGCAGCATTCAAAGGCGCACACGGGCATCCAGGGCTGACCTCGATGCAAGTGGGCAACCGACTGTACTGTGTCATGCTGCCTGATTTCACGGCATACAGAATGGAGCTATCTTTGATGCCGAGCATGGGTTTTGAGCCACCAAGCGATAAAAAAGACCCTGCGATGGCTTTTTCTGCTTTGCGTTGTGTCAGGTGGGAAGAGTCGAAGATACGAGACATTTCTACTATAGAGACACATATGCTAAATAGTGAGAACGACAAACGGGTTGATATGATTCGGCGGCGCCTATCTGAATGGATTTGGCTGTGCCTATCTGAATGGATTTGGCTGACTCAATGACAGTGCGTTTAGAGTACGATGCAGCTGTTCCATCACGGCACAATACACACAGTGCATGAAGATGCACCACCTCCTCGGCATGCGGAACAAGGCGCAACATATCGCCAAAAGGACGACGCTCGGCATCTCCACTGAGTCCCGCGACTACCACGTCGACTGCCAATGTATCCGCCCATCGAGTGACGCAGGCAAATAAATCAGGAAAGAACTGACCTTCGTCGATGGCCACGACGTCATAGGACGAAACCAGGGACTCGATTTCCTCTAACCGTCGTACACAGTGGGCCGCTTCCAGTACTTTATCATGGGAAGCGATGCAATTCACACCATACCGTGTATCCTCAATAAAATTTACAATTAGTACACGATGGCCAATGGATTGGTACCGTCGTACACGACGAAGCAACTCGGTCGTTTTCTGTGCAAACATGCACCCCATAATGAGATGAAGGCGACCCATGATAGTCAATATCTTAGCCATATGTAAAATTTATCTTCAATTTTACATATGGAATAGTAGATGCATACGCCAGAACGAATGCAAGTCAAAAAGTCACCCACCTGGAAAATCCAGGATATCCCTGCTTTTTGTATTACGATTGAACGCCGTCATGACCGCTGGAAACGGTTCCAGGATCAGTCCGGAATTGATGGGTTGCCCTTGAAGCGTTTTCTGGGCGTGGACGGGAAAACCCTGGATCCCAAAACGGACGACCGCATTGCGGTCCTGACCAAGAGAAACATCCTGGCCAAGACCCGTCGCTCCCACGAAGAACTTGACAGTATTGGTGGTGTAGGCTGTGCCTTGTCTCATATCGCCGTGTGGCAATGGATGGTAGACAATCAACAGGAGGTCTGTCTTATCTTCGAAGACGATGCCGTGGTACCACCCGATTTTATTCAAAACGCTAATGCTTGTATCGAGCAGTCAGCAGTACTAGGCTCAAAACAGTGGGACATCTGGCTGATCGGTGGTATCTGGGACAATGTATCTAGAATTCCTGGTGAGAAGGCAGTACAGCGGGTAGGGGCCTTCTTTCAGTTTCAGGCCTATATAGTGACACTGTCCACTGCCAAACGACTCTTGCGTGATGTCTACCCCATTCATGCCCATATTGATGTCTGGGTATCTATTTATGCGTACATGAATGACCTACGCATTGTGGCTTGTCCCACGTTAAAGCTGCTACAATATGTGGCAGCGAAGACTGACATTCAATCGGAAGAGGGCTGCCCCATGTGTAATGTGCCTACGCAGTTTTATAAAACCCATCAGATGGTGTCCAAGAATGAATGGCGCATTGCGCAAGTTGCAACGGTGGTCTGCGCGTGCGCCTTACTGTATGTTGTGGTGCGACATAGGAGTACGTGATTTGGGCAGAGCCGCTTCGTGCTCATCGCATCGTCCGCAATGAGCAAGTAGCTCGTTGTGCATGGATTGATGAGCACGAAGTGCTCATCGCATTGTCAGTAAAAACCCCCAATACTGCAAAAAGAAGTCGCGCCCCAATTCGATATACGGATTCGCAAAGGTCCAGAACTGGTGCAACAGATAGGGGTCATCCGCAGGTACGCTCTCCATCGAAAACTCCGTACGAAAGGCGAGGGGTGGAAACTCCGTCGTCCGTATACTACACCACGAATCCTCGTTGCAGTCAAGAGGCACGGATGGGTCTGGACGGTGTTTTCTACACAGTGCTACCATGTAGGCCACGCGGCGTATCGATGCACCGCCGCCCCCTGCCGCGTCTTTTTCCCAAAACCAGGGATTGCCCCAGTAGTCACCTACGAAGACCGAGACAGGCAATTGTCGACGAAAGATATTGTCCATTTGTACCGTCATCATGTATTGAGCCTGAATGGCCTGATAAAAAACCACATCCGTCAACAAATGATTATAGTCCTGGATGGCCTGGGCCCTGGGTACATCTGCACCTGCAAAGGTTTCCACCAGCGTATAATGTCCCACCTTGTCACCGAGGAGTGCCTGGAGGAACGCCTTGTTCTCATTGGAGCAAAAGAGATAGACGGACATATAAGGGGCCGCCCAGGCCACACTTTGCAGAATGAAGCGAAAATGGGGATGACATCGACGCTCTATAATCACACATGCATAGTCAGACTTCGTGGGAGGCAGGTAGGTAGCCCAGTGCTTTTCCAGCATGGCCCCATAGGTCTGCGCCATGTGCATGTAGATGTAGGGCTCTAAGGTGGTGCGATAGTGTTGGATAGCCGCAGTTTTATCATGAGTATCAAAAATACGACGGGCTACCTCGTAGAGAGCGGGGAGCATGTTAGGATAACAGTAGGTGTCTCGTCTTAAGCCGAAGACCAAGGCTCCGCCAGTGCCCCCCATGACACAGGAAACAGTTCCCGTAGGATGGCATCAATGGCTCCCGCATAATCACGAATCTCTTTCTGGGCACTCGGGTCCAGTCGCAACTGACAGATGCGGGCATAGGCCGATAAGGAGCCCGTCTCGTAGACCAGGGAATACATGCTTTGCGGTAGAATCGACCGCGCTACTTCGGGTGCCACACCAATGGACAGCAGATTCTCGTATGTTTTCAACGAAGAACGAACTTGGTCATCCATTAATTGCCAGGCAGCGTCTGCGTTATCCACTGCCGAAGCCTTGGACCCCTGTTTAGCTTTGGGGTCGCGCTCTCGAATCTCTTCAGGTCGTGGTACCCAGCATTCGGGCGTGAAATCGACGTAACGACGACTGACTTCGTTCCGCGACAAGCCGATGTTGTGGCGAAAGTATTCTCGTAGTACAAAAATCGGCATCTTGATACGCAGTCGAACCTGGGGGTGAAAGAAGGGGCTGATGTGATGGTGTCTGGCGAGATAGCGAATCAGCTTGCCGTCTCCTTCGGTTAGCTCATGGGATTCCTTGTCGAAGGAGACGCGGGCGGCATTGACGACGGTCAAATCATCGCCAAAATGGTCTAGCAACTCGACAAAGCCAATACCGTCGGCCATCATGATTTTAGGTTTTTGTGGCACGGACTCTGATTTTTGTGGCACGGACTCTGACATATGTAGTAGTTTTCCACTGTGACTCTTTAGGTAAACAATAAAAAATGTTTATGTTACATTTTTTATTATTTCATTTGTATTTTATTTTGAATATGTGTCCTGTGGTAGAGGCGTGTCCTGTGGTAAAGGTACATACAGTTCATGCCTCGATAAGGAGAACAGGAACTCCAATTGTTTTCGTTTTTCGTCTGCTTTGGCGTTAATCAATGTATCAATGTTAATCGCGCTTTCATGCTCTGCTGCGAGCGTCAAATGATACACCTTCACTGTTTTTGTTTGTCCCATACGAACGGCACGTGCCACGGCCTGGTCCATGAGCGCAGAGGTCCACCATGGACTCATAAAGATAATACGGTCATATTCTTGCAGGTTCAACCCCACACCACCCGCTTGTAACTGGATAAGCATCACCGATGTTCCAACTGCTTCTTTGGACTGTTGGAGCACCTCCATTCTCTCTTTCTGATTCAAGCTACCATTGTAGTGGAAGATGTGGTCGATGGTAGACCGTGACTGTAGAAAGTCATTCAGTAAGCTCATTTCATCCTGAAACTGGCAAAAGATAATGTAGCGATGAACGGTGTCGACCGTATCCGTCGCAATGATATCCGCGATGGTTTCAAACTTGGTACACGGCAATGACCAATCCACGCGACGATAGCTCTTGCTTTCTCTACGCTTGGCATTGATAAATACCTGGGGATGCACCGAGAGTTGTCGTAGGCGTAGTAGAAGTTTAAACATCTCTATATTCGAGAGCACATCGTGCTCGTATTTTTTAAGAAGTGCCTCTGTGGCACCCTGTATGCCAAAGTAGAACTCCTCTTCTTCTTTGGTACGAAATGGGAGAACCATGTGGTGAATTTCAGGAACAGGCGGTGCTCCTTGAATGACGCCGCGAAGGGAGTTGAGTGTGCGATGAAGCACTAACTGAGGAAGAATATGCAAGTAGCGAGGTTCCCATTTCCACAGGCGCGAATAGGGGACACCGAGAAACGCCATGAGACTGACGATGTCTTTGTTGGAGTTGACGAGGGGCGTGCCCGTGATGGCCCATCGAATGGGTGCTACCAGTTTCCTGCTAAGGAGAGCCAGGTAGCTATCACCGTTTCGAATTTTGTGTGCTTCGTCCAGCACAATGCGGTCCCAGTTCTGCTGAAACAGGGATGCAGCATGATACATTTTGTCATAGTTGGTGATGTAGACGGAGGGAAGTGTTTTGATGAACCGCATAGGGATGGAGCTATGGCTATTTTTACAGGTCCAGGCATGATTCTCGATTTCATAGACGCGCATTCCCATTCGTTGGCAGACATCGGACCAGGTGCTGAGCATGGCCAGTGGGGCGATAAGTAGCGTTCGTTTAACCACATGATGGGCCATCGTGGCTGCCATCTGTATGGTTTTGCCGAGTCCCATGTCGTCGCACTGAAATCCTCCACGAACGTTCACGTGCATGGTAAAATCACGATTGGGTACCAGGGTGCCTTCGATTTCTTTGGTTAGCATCCACTGAATTCCTTCGAGTTGGTGAGGGAAATAGGTAAAGCCTTTCCAGAGAGGATGAAGGGGGCGAGACATGGGTTGTCGTTGGGTGCCTTTGTGCCTTAGGTCACACCCAATTAAGTTACCAAAAAAACCCCACTTCAACAATTCAATTTTTTATACACAATGTATGTTTTGCATTTTCTACACGTACATAGATGAGCTCTCTTGTTTATCTCTCTTCATTTATCTCTCTTCTTTTGCAAATTCAATGGTCACATGATTTCCATGTATATAGGTTGGACCAGCGATGCAGGCACACCATGCGGCCTCTGCCGATACAAACTTGATGATGGCAAACCCCCGCATGCTACCATAATAGGGGCTGTTCGCGTTATTGTTTTTAGGTAGATAGATATCGCATATCATGCCATATTCTTCAAAGATGGCAGCGACGGCGGTAGTGTCGATGTGACGAGGAAGATTGCGTACAATGATGGTTTTCTCTTTTGCAGGCATTCTAGGCATTGCATCTGTGATGGCTGAAGCATCGACCGCATCGATGGTGCGCATTCTCGCCATCGTATACACCATTTTTATCTTTTGAGCCAGTGCCCGCGCATTTTCTAGTAGGTCAGCCTCTTCCCAGTTAATCTCTTTTTTAATCAACGCAGCAAAGATAGGGTCACACTCTAGGCAAGGACGCAGGGATGTCTCCATCAGCTTTTCATACAGGGTGCACATATGATGTTAGACACTGACGTATACAATAGACAGTATACAGTTAGACACTAGCGCATCCATAGGTCATTTTGCCGTCAATTTTTGTGATAGAATCTATATGGTCTATTTGTCTAGGTATTGTTAGTACTGCGTTAGTACTGCGTTAGTACTGCGTTAGTACTGCGTTAGTACTGCATTA